CTAAAGTAATTAAATCTGTATCATCTGTATGGCCAATAGTTGCACCATTAATTAAAACACTATCAATGTCTAGTGAGCCACCAGAGATAAGACCTGTGGTACTAATTGTAGACGAGCCATTATCAATGTTACCAAAGCCGCTAGTAATAGAGCCAGAATTTAATGCTCCCGTAGAAACAATGTTAGTTGTAGTAATGCCATCTACATAGGCTTTAATAGACTGTTGGCTTGCAATACCTGTAGCACTATTAGAGGCTAGATTGTCTTCATCTAAAAAGGCTTTACCATCTAATATGTTTAGCTCTGCAGCAGTTGAAGTAACTCCGTCTAAGATGTTTAACTCTGCTGTAGTAGAAGTTACACCATCTAAAAGATTAATTTCTGCAGCAGTGCTTGTAACTCCATCAAGGATATTTAACTCAGCAGTTGTTACAGTAGCACCATCTAGTATCTCTAGTTCAGCTTCCGAAATAACTGCACTACCAAAAGTAAAATTGCCAGCGACAGTAAGAGTACCACTTATGTCTACGTTACCATTAATATCAATAGTAGTAGCAGCAATCTGTATCTCTGTGTCGGCTACAATATCTAGCTGACCATCAGCACTAGAGTTAATAAAGATAGCAGTATCACGAAACTGTATCTTCTCTGTAGTAGCAATAAGTATGTCATCAGAGAACTCAAAATAGTCCTCATCTTCCATCCACTTAAAAGCACCGTCATTACTACCGCCATTAAAGTTTAAGGTTATGTCACCAGCATTTGTACCAATAGTAATATTGTCAGCTAGTAGTCCAGTAATAGGTCCACCCTCACCAGCAGTACCGTCATGTGTGTGGCCTGAACTAGCAGCAAAGGCAGCTAGAAGCTGATCGTACTCGTTGTTAAACAGGTCCGAAGTAATGACATCGCCATCAGTAAAGGTTGATTGTCTTGTGTATGTAGCGCCCATTTAACGTCTTGCTCCTAATTGATATTCGAGTTGGAAACCTTTAAGTGAATAAGGTGCCGACTCACCACCATCATTTATTCTTAAAACTACAGAAAAACCTGAGCCTTCTACAGGCTGTCTTACAAGCGGTTGGGAAGCCCCACCAAAAACAAATCTAACTGCACCACCTATAACACTGAATATAGCTGAACCAAACTGTGCAGCTACAACAGTAGAATCTAAAGGGTATGCCGCAGGTCTAGGAGAGTCTGCGTTCTCATTATCATATCTTACTAATAGGTCTGCGTCAATAGCAGATTCTGGTTTGTAGTTAATAATAACTCTTTGCATATGCTTTCGGATGCCTGTGTCACCAAAAGACAAGTCAGTACTTCTGTACTTACCTAGCATGGGGGTACCGTCAAAGGTATTGCCCTTTTCTTGTCTGTGTATGAAGCCATTAAAGTCTCCATGTAATACTATAACATTACCAGCCTGTACAAGTGTATCTGTACAAGAGGGTTTTATACCACGTATCTCAGAAAACTCATAACCATCTTCTCTCATGACACAGATAATACCTCGTGTAGTATTAACTGCTTGGTTCTCTTTAGTAAAGAATATCCTGTACTGCGTCTTGTCTTGTACAACAACACTTTCAAAAGAGGCGGAGTCCTTGATGTTAGCGTCAAAGATAGACTGCACGTTTCTACTTATTGTACCTAGTTCTGTGTCACCAATATTTGCAGTAGCAGCAACTGTCCGTAATCCGTCAGGCCCAAGGAATACTAAGTCACCGCCAAATTCCTGTATGGTGTCACCGTTGATACAACCAATGTTTCTCGTAACAGGTACAATAGCAAAGTCACTAGAGGTATTACCCGTCAGTTTAAATATTCTGTTCTCACAAAAGATAAAGAGGCTATCACGAAAGACTTTAATTCCTGTGATTGAATCGTCTACTCTAATGCTCCCTGCAGGTAAAGATCCACCCGTACTAAAACCATCTTCGTTGAAGCCCTCACTAAAGTTTAATAGTTCTGGGGTAGTAGACTTACCAGCATAGAACATATGAGACTTATAGGAGACAACAAACTTAGAACCTACAACAGCACTAGCACTAACATCAACAGCACTAAGAGCTAAGTTAAAAACTACAGGTGCATTTACCCCATCAACAAATACAATCTTTTCATTGCCATCAAAGTTAAACCGTTCAAACCTATACTTAGAGGCGTTGGTTCTACCTGTATCTATCTCTGTCCAGTTGGCTGAGATAACGTCACTAAGAGAATGGGCAGCAGCTGACGTACCTTCTCTAGCTCTTGTCACACCTGTAAACTCATTTGGACTAGATGCTGCATCTACGCCTGTGTAGGTAAACAGTTCTGAGTTAATCTGAAATGCACCACTTGTCGCAAACCCTGCAACAGATTCTACTTTGATTGTACCAGAACCAGACATAGATGTGTTAATAGCTATAGAACTTTTTATCTCATCTGAAGTAGAAGAGAATATCTTCTCTCCCCTGCAAGCTAAAACGTTATTACCAAAAGTAGCTACACCAATAACTTTCTCTGAGTCAGCAGAGGTAACTGGAACTATCTGATTGATGTACCTACGGTGTCCGTTTATTCTCCTGTAGCCACCCTCAACGTCAGGCTCAAAGTTTTCTAGAACTAAAGCCTCCCCCGGTTTCATAAGAAAAGAAGAACGGTTTAATACTAAACCGCCCTCACAATTAAATGCTACAGGTTGTACTTGAGAACTGTCTGGCATTAAAAAGGCACTCCAGAGGTAGGCATTGTTATAGCTGTGGATCTAATATAATCATACTTATTAATTAGTAAGCTCTGGATGTTCTTGATGCCATCTTCAAAACGCTCAAAGTTAAGCTGGTACTGTTGTACCTCGCCTCTATATTGATACAAGAATGCAGTAGCACCGTCTGTAATAACAGGTTTAAATCTATCTGGAATTGTAGTAGTGTCTCCGTGTGCAACTAAGTCATCAGGAAACGTAAAGTAATCATACAGTAATGTATATTCTTTATCAGGGTAAGGGTATAGCAAGTAGTTGTTATCAAGTGTACGTACAATTATTTGTGGCATACCACCATTGTCGAACTGTGTAACTACTACACCAGTAGCGTATGCAGCAGCTGTAGTACCGCCATCACCTCTGACGCAGCCTGTAAGAGTATTGCCTGAGATAGCAGTATAAGAAATTATCTCACTGCCTACATAGACAGAACCTTCTGCTGAGAAGCCTGTAGAAGAAGCTAAGGTAAGTATAGTTACAGAATTTGTATGTGATCCATTTAATGTGGTAGATACAATTTCATCTTCTTGGCTTGCAAGGTCTTTACTTATATACTCATTATAGTTAATCTTTTTTAAGTTAATGCCTGAGGAGCTAAGTGCAGTATTCCTTTTTATTCTAGCAGTATTGTAATCTATATATTTTGTACCAGTGGGTATACTGTAGCGAACCACTCCCGGAACTAGAGTAGAACTGTTAGTCGCATGATTGAATGGGTAAGCAAATTCTTTTTGATTGATGTGACGGATAGCTTCATTGACAGCATTCTGAGCCTGTACTTGAACTCCTCTAGCATCTGAAAAGTTAGCAGCAGTTAGAACTACTTCATTCATACGAGTAAGAATGCCATTCGTTAGTTCAAGGTATGTCAGTGCCATTATGCTTCCTTAAAATGTAGCAATGGGGCCAGCATAAAGCCAGCCCCAAAGTTTAGTAATGTATTACAGCAAGTCACGTTGGGCTGCAGAAGCCTCAGTGTGAGCAGCCGAAACATCTGCAATTACTGCGTAGACACGTAAGCGTCCAGTAGCAGCAGCAGCACCAGCAATAACAACATCAATGGTATCTGACGCAGCGACAAGAGCTAATGCAGCAGCAGCATAAGTAGAGGCAGCTGCAGTATTAATAACATTAGTCTCACCGTTAGTACCAAGTACAAGGTATGTACCAGCAGCATCGTCAAGTGCAGCACCGTCAATGATGTCATCTCCACCAGCAAAGTCAATATTACAAGTACAACTTGCAGTAAAAGACTTCATGATTTCCGCACCAGCAGTCAGAAGAACTGACTGTGAAGGGATTTCAAGTAGTTGGAAGATGTCACCGTTAGCAATGGTAGCACCTGCAGCAATCATAGCATCAATATCTAAGATTGCTTCAATGGTTCGTACAGTATTACCAACTACTGTTGGGACAGCAAGAACGTTTGCCCCAACACCAGCAGTAGAACTGAGAGTCATATCAAAAGTAGCCATAGTTTATATCCTCTCTATGCTGCGTTATAACGGGCAGTGACGATTGCTTCAGGGCGAAGAATCTTCCTACCGTATAGATGCATGCCACGAACAATGTCAGCAAAGCTGTCAGGGTCACGATATGTCTCTGTCTTGTTGATTTGCTCAGCTGTTGCTACAGAAGAATCATGTCCTGCAATAATAACACCGAAGTTTGTCAACTGGTTAGCTGTACCTGATGTACCTGCTCCAGTGCCTAGTGCTGGCAAATTGGAAGAGGAATATACACGAAAGCCGTGGAAGTTGTTAAGGGTAAGACCATTACGCAAACCACCTGATTCACCGAAGTCTGCATTCATGAACCGTGAGTCCTCGTCTGCGAGGATTTCCATAAATACCGGGTCAACTACAAGCCACCTACCTTGTGAGTCAACCTGTTGCTGATCAAGCAAACGCTTCATGCGTGAGACAATCATAGCAGGAGAAACAGTAGCCGTTGGTAACGAGGTAGCACCGGGCATACGAGCAGTCACAGGAATTGAGTGAGTGCCAGCAGATGCAGTGGAAATATTTCCAAAGTCACCTTTGTGAAGCTGCATAGATGCAAGCAATTCGTTTGCGCCTGCAGAGCTTACAGCCTTAGTGCCATTGACAGTAGTATTTAAAGCATTGGCTTTGCTGTGCAAAGAACCCTGCTTATAGCCAGCCATGTAGCCAAGTACTTCTTGGTCATGGTTGTCTGCCAAACGATAGGCAGCACGGTTGGTAGCAAGATCCATGAAGTTCACATGCGAATGCGCGTCTTCAATATCGTCCATCTTAAAGGCAAAATAGTTAGCCTTATCAATGACTAAGTTAAAATCGTCATCCTGCAAATCTTGTGCTGTGACATTTGTGCCACGAGCATATTCACTCACAGAAATTTCTGGCTCTTTGATAATTTTTACTGTGTCACCTTGACTAGCAATTTCCCCAAAATAATCTGAGTTAGTAATATCACCAACTACAGTAGATTTACGGAAAGCTAGCTGTACTTTTTTAGAATAGATTACTGGGCTGAAGTTACCATTTGGTAAGTTGCCGTAACCTGTTGCGGTTGTAAAAGCCATGGGATAAATCCTCCATTAGGTGTTTGGCTTATGATTAATAAGCTAAACTAACCGATAAGAGGCTGTACTTTTTAGGGTGCATATAAGTGTAAGTCATAAGGATCAGTTATGTAACTCAGGTTATACGGGCCTATACTAGTTCAGGTGAGTCTTATATAGTTGGTGTGTTTAGACTTAGCGAGGTAGTGTTGTATTAAGTGCAAGGTAGTCTTTCTTACGAGAGGCTTGTCACTTAATGTAGAGACACCTATAGTTATACTAGGTACACTATAGATGTCAATGCCTTATTTACTATTATCGTGCACCGCCTGTCATATCGTAGTCAAACTTTCCTGCACGGATTGCTTCCATAATAGCATCTGATTGTTTATCATACTGAGCAGCAGACATCTTATGCACCTGCGACTCAGAGAAATTTCCAGTGGAGTCACTCTGGTCTGGCCTAGTTGTACGCTTAGTTACAACAGCAGAGGCTGCAGCTTTAGAGGACTTCTTCCTAGTCTTAGTGTCTAACCCTTTGTCTACTTTGTACAAATCAATTACACGAGTAACAGACGCTGGGTCTTCAGAGTTCTCGTATAGAGCATCCTGTACCCACTTAGGTTGTTCGCCTGCCCAATCGTGAAACTCATCACTACTACGCAGTTCGTTGAAGTCAGGGTGCATAGCCCTAATCTCATCTTCCATCCTATTGCGGTCTGACTCAGCAGTAATACGGTCAATCTCTTGTAAGCGGCTCTCTGCACCAGAAAACTTCTCTTGTGCTTTCTTCTCTGCAATACGCTCAACAATAGCAGCTACATCAGGATACTGTCGTGACCATGCCTCAATGTCTTCATCAGACTTAGGAGGGCGTATGTCACCACGCTCTTGTGCGTTATCTAGCTGAGCCTTGAGTGCCTTAAGCTCTTCTGCTTGTTTGTTCTGGTGACTACGTAAGTCACTATAGCGTTTCTTATAGGTACGCTCTTCGCCTGATAGTTTCTCATCACCGTCTTCAGTGGCAGCTTCAGGCGCAGCAGCTTTAGGCTGCTCCTCTTCTGCTTCTTCATCACTGTTCATCAAGTCATTAAGCTCCGCTTCCTGTTCTTGTATGCGGCGCTTGTTAGCGTTATTGTAATTAGGATCAACGAATCCTGCTGAGCGTGGAGTTTCCACTGCTTGTAGTTCTGCCATAGTATTTCCTTTATGTGGGGCCAGCCTTAGCCGGGTAGCCTTATTGTTGTTGTCGGAGTAGTATAGTTATTTCTTCTTGGTCTTCTTCTTAGGTC